TGAGTTTTGAATAAGAATAGGTTTATTAACACAGCTCATATCTCCCATGTTAATAGTTCCTGTTCCAACTATTACAGTTGGTGTCTGAGTTTCTGCAAATATTTTTAAGCCTGAAGGCATTTCTTTATAACTTGTACCATGTTGAAACTTTGCCATTTTTCCTCCTATCTATTTTCACTATATTTATCTAAATCTATGAAATTTTTCTTAATTTCATCATAGTCTGATATTCCAGTTTCTATTCTTTTTAACTGTTCAGAAGTATAGAAACCTTTATGTTTTAAGATAAAACCATTTTTTGTAAGTTCTTCACCAATGTAGATATAAGTTTTATCTTCTTTAATCTCTTTTTTAGTTTCAATTTTTATTTCAGTAATTACTGAATTTTGAGTAACTACTTCTGTATTGGGTGTTTCAGTATTTACATTTATTTCTGTATTATTTGTTGTTTCTGTTGTTTCAGTAACTGCTGATTTATCTTTCTCTTTATCAGTTTTTAATGTTGCCATTTTTCCTCCTTATCTTTTGAAACTCCTCTTTCAGTTTCTTCTATATATGCTGTATGTGGAACAGTTGGAATATTTAATTGTAAAAGAATGTCATAAATCCAAAAGTCTCCACCAGTCATTTCTTCATTTAAGAAAGCTTCAATAGTCTCTAAATCTATTGAATAACTAAATCCATCTTTTCTTTCAATAGCTGAAGAATTTTTTGTGAAATATGCTACTAGATATTCAGCTATTCCAACTATTTCATAAAATCCCTCTTCATAGTCCTTATTTTCTGTTCCTAATCTAATTAAAAACGTAGCAATTTTAGAAGTAACTGCACTTTTAGTTTTTTGTACAGATTTTATTGGTCTTATAAGAACAAAAGGAAACTTATCTCCTTTTTTATCTCCAATCTTTCTAACTTCAGCTTCAAGATCATCAGGTTGAAGATAGCTTCTATAAAAATTAAAGTTTTCTATTTTAGCTTCTCCAAATGCTTTTTTTATAGCTTTTTCTAGTGCTAAGCTGTTTTTTCTAAGTGGATTTATTCCCTCCATAATTCATCTATCCTTTCTTCTAAGACTTTTGAAAATATTTTTTGAATTTCTTCATATACTTTTTCATCATCAATTTGTAATCCCATACTTCTTACAGATAAAGATGTTGCTAATGTTATCTTATGTCTTTCTTTTCCTACTCTAAACATAAGTTTTGGATTTCCAGTTTTCCAAAAAGCCCAGAATAATGTTTTCCAAGTCATCTCAGGTCTTGGTTTTACTATTTTAGTTTTTATATATTGTTTACTTTTCCCAGGATTTGGTTTAGATATTGCAAATTCAGAAACTTTATTTCTTTTTGTACTTCCTAAAAGAACACCATCTGTTGATGTTATTTTTGATTTTAAAGAATTAGCATCAACTTTTTGTTGTAAAGAATACCTTGATTTTATAAATTTCTTTTCTTCTTTTTTGGCATAATTGATAGCTTTTCTTAGTGCTTCTTTTACAATTTTGTTATCCATTCCTGAAAATTCTTTACCAATTTTTTCTAACTTTTTTAAACTTTCATCTGATATTTCAAGAGTATACATATCTATCCCTCATATTTTTGTACATATATATGTGTCATTCCATGTCTTTTTTCAACATCATAAATATAATAAGAAATTTCATTAATTTTTATCCTTTTTCCTACTTCAAGAGAAGTAGAAGATGGGAAGTCCCTAGTTTTAATAGAGACTTTTAACCCATTTCTTATTAAAGTTGTTGAATCCAAATTCTCTTTAAATTTTCCTGTAAGTTTTGGATTACTTTGCACTTTTGTTATTACTGCTTTGAGTGTTATTCCTGACAAGTTAATTTTTTCAGCAAAATCTGTAAAAAAAGTCTTATCTATATCATCTTTAAAAGTGTTATTCATTTTTTGCACCTTTTTTAGATGTCTTTGCTTCTTTTAACCCACCAATATTAGTTTCTTCCTCTGAATTATCTCCTTCAGTTTCAGCTTTTTCTATTTCGCTACTAACGAACTCAGCAGCTCCTAAATCAATTAATCTTTGAGTTTCTTCTTCAGCAATTTCAAATTCTTCTCCTGATTTATATAATATTTCTTCGACTCTTATATTTTCAATAGCTCTCATTTTTTTCATATCTCATCACTCCTTATAATACAGTTGCAATAAACCAAGATTTTACATCTTCACGAGGTATACATAATGGTCTTGAAAAATATTGTAATTCTTCATCTTCACTGTAATCTGGATACCATTTTCTAATAGCTTCTTTTTTTACAAGTAATTGAGCAGGTTTTCCTTGCTCTGTTCTTATTGACATTGCAGCATATCTAAATGCAAAACTTTTAGCTTTTACTCCTATACAAGTTTTTTCAGGAATAACTTGTTCTTCATTTCCTGTTTCTATATCCTTATACCAATCAACAAAAGAATAAATAGTTAATCCCAATGTTGGAAGATATGCTATTTCTTTTCTACCATCATCAGCTTCTGCCTTAGTATCATTTACACGGACATAATTTGCATGTCTCATATTTAAATACTCTTTTACTTTTTCATTTTTTAAAAATGCTCCAGCAACATCAGGAGACATAACAATTGTATCTATTACAACTCCTGTTTCTTTTTGAATTTCAGTTTGTTTTTTTTCAAAATATTCAATAGGGTTGCAATTAGGATTACTAAATAGGTCATTTCCAGTAAGAATTTCCTTATTTATATCTCCATATTTAACACCTGCTGCTCCTGATTCCATAGGACAAACACCTGTTCTTAAAGTTTCTATTAACATCCATTGTCTTGTTCTGAATGCAATATCCTTAAACTTTTTCATAGCTTCTGCTAACATTTGTTTTCCTACTGCTTGTGGGTCTGCATATGGAGTTTGTCCAAATTGTTGTTCAAATACTGCTTCTGCTTCATTTACAGTTTGTAATTTTATCCAAGCAGGTCTTACTCTTTGTACAGCAAAAGAGTCTTTAATTATAAATATTCCTTGTTGTCTTTTCCCAACCAATGGAGCTTTATCTCTTCCTGCTTCTCTAGTATGTATTTCTAATTCCTGCACTTTTTCAGCTTTTTCTTCACCAACTAACAAACCATATAAAAAGTTTTTTGGTGCTTTTGTTTGCTCTATTATTGCTGTTAATGCTATTAATCCAAATATTTTTGATGACATATTTCCTCCTATTTATCCAATCATTATTAAAAGTTTTCTTGCTGCTCTTTTTACTTCAGCTTTATCTTTACCATTAAAATCTACATATTTTTCATTAAAAGAACCTGTCAAATAGATAGTATTCTTTTTATTATTACTGTCAGAAGTAAAATCATCAGTTACTACACCGTATATTTCAGCAGCAGTAGTCAGTTTTTTAACTTTTCCAGCTGTTGTTAGTTCCACCAAATCTCCCATTTTATATTCCCCAGCTTCAAATTCTATTTTTTCAGTATAAAATGGAAATTGTAAGTCTCTTTTTAAATTACTTGTTTCATGTATTTCTTTCATGTTTTTCCTCCTATTAAGCATTTGCTATATTAACAATATCAGCTATTAAATTTTTTGTATCATCAGTTTGCCCAGGTGTTCTATTATCTATTTCTATTTGTTTACTTTCTTCTCTTCTGGTATTTAAAATATCAGCAGGACTTTTATTTTCAGGAACTTTAGTTTTTTCTTCTGTTCCTTGGTTTTCAATAAATTTTGCTAATACATCTTCAACAATATCAGCTTTTGTTTTACCAGATTCCTTAGCTGCATCTATAATTTCTTTACATTTACCTTGTGTTTGTTCATTAAGTGCATCTAAGTCATTTATTCTTTTTCTTTCCTGTGCTATAGCCTCCTTTCTTATATCTTCCACTAATTCTTTATTTTGAGCTTCTAGCTCCTGCATGTTTTTTGCTCCCATGCTCTCTCCTCCTTTTTTTTCAGTGTTTCCACTGTTAATAATTTGTTTATCTCTTATTTTAAAGTTTTCCAAGTTTGAAAATTCAGAATTTTTAATATCAAATACAATTTTTTCTGTTGCAAATCCTTTTTCAATAGCTTGATCAGCTGTAAAATAAGTTTCTGTATCCATTAATGCAGATATTTCTTCTCTACTTAAATGAGATTTTGTAACATAAGCATTAATAATTGTTTCTTTCATAATATCTAAAATAGCTGCTGTTTTTCTTAATTCTATTGCATCACCAGCTAATGCAGTAATTGGGTTGTGTATCATCATAGTTGCAACAGGACTCATTGCTATCTTATCTCCTGCCATTGCAATAACAGATGCTATTGATGAACATTGTCCATCTATATAAACATTTTTTACTGCTTTATGTCTTTTCAAAGCACTATAAATTGCACACCCTTCTGTTACAGACCCTCCTGGGCTATTGATATAAAGATTTATAGTATCTATATCATTTCCAAAATTTTCAAGTTCTTTATATACTTGATCTGCATTTACAGGCTCATCAAACCAAGAAAAGCCCCCAATCTGACCATATATTTGAATATTTAATTCATTTTTATTCTTTCTTGCCTGGTTTAATATTTCCATCTAAGCCAACCTCCTTTTTCTTTTTATTTTCTATACTTAATTGATTTAAGTTTTCATTCCAATCACTACCATTTAGTTCCATTGCTTCCCTTTCAGTAGTAGATAGTCCATGTTTAATTTTTAAAATAGAAGCATTAACTTCTTTTACAGGATCTATTTGACCTTGTGAATTTCCATACCACTCAGCTCCTAAATAAGCTTTTTTCTTAACAGGATTATCAATAAATCCTGGTAAATTTATATAACCTTTTAGGACTGCCTCTTCAATTACTTGCTCAAAAATTGGCTGACAGAATGACCTTGACATCCATTTTCTTCTCCTACGATACATCTTACCCACTTCCAAAAGTGAGGCTCTTGAAGCTGAATAACTAGCATTGAATGAAGATAGTAAAACTTCAAATGGAATTTCTAAGGCTGTTCCTATCTGCTTTAATTGGGCATTAAAAAACATTTCAAATCTTGAATTTGGTCTATTTGGATTTGCAAAAACCAAATCTTGTCCTGGTTCTAATACTCCAAAGTTTCCATAACCCATACTTAATTCAGTTCCTTCATATCTTTTTCCAAATCCATTAGGTTTTTGAAATATTCCTTCTCCAACACCACCTATTTTCCCAGTATTTCCTGTATTATTATCTTGTTTTATAAAAGCAGTAAACATTGCACTAACAACTGCATTCATAAGTTCAGCATTGGAAAATCTTGAAAGTTGAGATAATGTTTCAAGAGCTGGAGCAAGAAGTGGTACTCCTCTTACCTGCCCTATTCTCTCTTTTTCCATTAGTTTTAATATTTGTTTTCTTCCTGTTGAATCAAAGACAGGTATTCTAGTATATTGATAATGCTTATCTCTAAAATGATATGCTTTTATAACTCCCTTTTCATCAGTTTCTACTCCCTCATACAAATATTCATTGCTTTCCTGTGCTTCACAATAATAAGAATCTAGGAACTGTACTTTTAAATCAAATAGTTCATTTTGTCTTTGATGATATGGAAGATTGACAAAACATTCTCCATCCATTAAATAAGTAATCATTGCTAAATCTTGTAGTTGATTAAATGTTAAATCCCCTTGAATATCACATTCTGTACTATCAGCCCATAAAGTCCAGATATTTTCAATTTCTTTTTGTATTCTTTCAACTTCATCAGTAGAAAGATTTAGTAAAGAATTATTAATTCTACTTTTTAGTTTTAATCCATCTCCAATAACATTAGTTCTTATTTTGAGAATAGCTCCTCTTGAAATAGGATTTCCCATAAAAAGCTGTCTTGATCTTGCCATTAAAATTTCTTTATTATCTTCAATGTCATCTTTTGTGGTATCTAGGGAATTGTACATTCCCTTAAATGCTATCTTTGTTGTACTAGCACCAGATTGACTATAATTAAGAAATTCTCTTTGTTGTCTTATAGCTTCTATTTTGTATCTAATTTCTTCTGTTTTTAGTTCCTGGTTTAATTTATTTATTTCAGTATTAACTTTTTTCATACTTTCTCCTAAAACTCATGAGGAACTATTTGAAAAAATCTTATTCCTTCTCCTGTTCCACTCTCTATTTGAGCTTTTTTATTTTCCCACCAAATCCGACCTTTTCTTATTTGTTCCAAATCAGCTCTTTTTAAATTCTGTCCATCTATTGTGTATTCTTGACCTTTTAAAACAGCTTCCTCTGCTTCTAAATAAAGTCTTATATATCTTTCACATTCCTGGACAGTTATTTTTGTATTTAAAATTTCATCTATTTTTTTCTTATAATGTTCTTTTAAATCAGCTAATTTTTTCATATCAGCTGGATTTTCTTTTAAAAATTCAACACCAGCTACCCAGGCAGAACCATATAGAATAAGATCCTCTTCAGCTTCCTCTATTTCTATTAATTTATTTTCAAAACTTGCTATATTCCTCATACTTCAACTCCTTTTCTGTCAATAGCCATTTCTTGTTTCTTTGGTGTTAAAGCTCCATTAACAG